TTTGGCAGCTTTGGTGACTTGACGATCACGAAGGGGTAGGCATCGGGCACGCCACCCCCTCCGTCTGATTCGCCCCCGACCGTAGGCTGACGGCACACCACCAAGGGCTGCCGATGGCTGTTTTCTCGCAGATTCCAGGCGATCTCGACCTCCGCATCGTGCGCGGGGATGAGGTGACTTTCTCGGCCGTCTTTGCCGCCACGAACCTCACGGGCTTCACCGTCACGGCTGCGGTCTACAGCGGCTTCGGGGCGACTGCGACCGACACGCCTGTCGCGACGCCTGCCGTCACGGTCACGATGGCGACCGTGAACAACGTCACTTCGAGCACCGTTCAAATCAGCATGACCGAGACGCAGACGCTCGCGATCTCGCCGACCGGCTCGAATCGCTGGTTCCTCCGCTGGGTCTCGCCTGGTGGTGTGACGCGCACGGTGTTGAGCGGCACCGTTACTGCATCGAACCCGTGAGGTAGCAGATGGCGGGCAATGAGGTCACGGTCACGGTCTCGGGTGGCACGACCACGACGGTCACGGTGCCAGGCTCTACAGGCACGCCCGCGCCCACGATCACGAATGGCGGCACGGCCAATGTCACGGTGACGAGCGTCGGCGACCGTGGGCCGCAGGGCGACGTTGGGCCGGCGACGACGCTCACGATTGGCACCGTTACGGGTGGCGCGACGGCTGCGGCAACGCTGACGGGGCCAGCCGGGGCGCAGGTGTTGAACCTGACGCTGCCGCAGGGTGCCACGGGCGCAAACGTCGAGCTCCAATCCACGGCCACGCATCTCCAGTGGCGGCCGGTTGGCGGCACCACTTGGACGAATCTCGTCGCCCTGACGGCAATCACTGGGCCACAAGGCAGCACCGGCGCGGCCGGCAGCAATATTGAACTACAGACCACATCGACGCACATTCAATGGCGAGTCGTTGGCGGCACGACCTGGACGAACCTTGTTGCGTTGACCGCGATCACGGGGCCGCAGGGTAGCACTGGGGCAACGGGTCCGGCCGGGCCTGCGAATAGCCTGACGGTTGGCACGATCACGACTGGCGCGGCGGGTTCGTCAGCCTCGGCCACGATTACCGGGACGGCTCCGAATCAGACGCTCTCGCTCACGATCCCTCGGGGCGATAAAGGCCAGGACGGGGCTGATGTCGAGTTTCAATCATCGTCCACGCATCTCCAGTGGCGATACGCCGGCGGGTCAACGTGGGCCGACCTAGTCGCCCTGTCTGCAATTACCGGCCCGCAGGGCAACGCGGGGCCGCAGGGTAGCACGGGCGCGACGGGCAGCAACATTGAGCTTCAGACGACCTCGACGCATATCCAATGGCGGCTCGTCGGCGATAGCACATGGACCGACCTTGTTGCGCTCACGGCGATCACGGGTCCGCAGGGGCCGCAAGGACCGCAGGGGCCGAGCGGCAGTGGCGGCGTAGCGTGGCAGACACCACCGGACTCTCCAAGTTCCAGCGGCACTGCTGGCGATATTGCCTACGACAGCAGTTTTTTTTACGTCAGAACGTCGGCTGGATGGCGGCGGACTGCGCTGTCGTCGTGGGTTGTGGCAACGGATCCGTTCTTCTCTGACGTGTCGCTGCTGCTGCACTTGAACGGGGCTGACGGATCAACAACCTTCACTGACTCAAGCGGCACGCCGAAGTCGGTGATGAGAGTCAACGGCACGACAATCAGCACTGCTGAGAGCCGGTTTGGCGGTGCGAGCGGCCTGTTTAACGGCAACGGCAGGTATCTAGAGGTTGCGCACAGTGCTGCGTTTTCGTTTGGCACTGGCGATTTCACCATTGAGGCATGGGTGCGTCTGGCTGCTACTGGCAAGGAACAGGCAATCGCGGCGAAATGGTGGAGCCCTGAGTTTGACTGGCTGTTCTTTGTTGACTCAAGCAACAGACTGCGGCTTATGAGCAACCCAGGCGGCGACATTTTTGGCGGCTCTTTGTCGTCAGGCGTGTGGTATCACGTCGCTGCGTCGCGAGGCAGTGGCACTGCCCGGCTTTTCCTAGACGGTGCTTTGGTTGCCAGCCAATCGTCAAGCCATAATTTCTCCAGTTCTGCGGTCCTGCAAATCGGGCAATCGCAAACTTATTGGTCGCTCGACGGGCATATCGATGATGTCAGGATCACGAAGGGCGTCGCACGCTACACGGCCGCTTTCACGCCGCCCACGGCACCTTTCCCCGACGCTTGACGCCCTGCCCGCCAGTTGACCCTCGCTCTACGCTGGCCTTATGCCCCGCAGGAAGCGACAACGCCGCACCGTCTACGTCGGCGACCAACGCTGGAAGATCGAGCGGTCGCAGCTTCGCGGCATCGACGGCGACTGCAACTACACGCTCCATCGAATCAGAATCGACGCCAGGCTCCGTGGCGTTGACCTACTGGATACGTTGATTCACGAGCTCATTCACGCCCGCTGGCCCGACCTGTCTGAAGATGCCGTAGTCGAGTTTTCGGAGACGCTTTCGGGCGTGCTCGACGCCGAAGGGTTCCGCCACAAGGACGACGAGGAGGACTGATGGCGAAGGGGAAGGCGAAGGCATTGAGCCTGCTCGACGACGTTCTCTCGCGGACGCGCAACCGCAGCCCTGGATTCGGGACGTGGTTTGAAAGGTTGCCTGCCGAGGCACAGGCGGAACTGGAAACGGTGCGGGCGTCGTTCGATCACTCCAAGCACCAGAAGGCTGCTTTCGCCCGCGCGATCATGGAGGCCGCACGCGAGCGCGGCTGGAAGACAAGCGGACTCCAGGGAATCATTCAGTGGTTAAACGGAAAACGCTAGCGGCAGACGTGGCGTCCAAGTTGCCGCCCCCGAAGCCGTCCGCTGATGCCGAGCAGGTGACGCAGTCGCAAAGCGGCGACACGCTCGAAGCCCGCTCGACGAGCCGACGCATCAAGACCGTTGAGGATCTGCTCGCGCATATCGAAGCCGATATGACCCGCTTCGAGGTTGCCGCCAGCGAGGCGACGAAATGGGAGTGCGGCGACGGAGAAGGCGGGAGCATTGAACTTCACCGGGTCTTCGTGAGGCTCAAGCCACGGGGCGGGCCGACTACGCTGGAATGCGTGGCGTCAATGATCGACGCGGCGAAGAAGAGCATCCGCCGACCCTTGACCAAAACTGTCAAGGCACCGAAGCGAGACGGTCTCTGGCAAGTGCTGGTCGTCGCGGATTGTCATTTCGGAAAATACGCCTGGGGCCGCACGACCGGAGGCGACGACTATGATCTCGACCTGGCCGAGCGGCTTGTTGGGCAGGCAGGCGACGAGCTCGTAGCGGTGGGAGATTCCCACAAGCCCACTCGACGCACGATCGCCTTTCTCGGCGACCTCTTCCACTACGACCGGCCAGACGGCAGCACGACGAGCGGCACGCCGCTAGAGCGGGACGGGCGGCTCCAGAAGATGATCGCGGTCGGCTGCGACACGCTGCTCCGCATCATCGAGCGTTCGTCGCAGTCGGTCCCTACCGATGTCGTGATCGTCAACGGCAACCACGACGAGGTGTTGACGTGGACGTTTCAGCGAATCCTCTCGGAGCGGTTTCGCGGGTCAAAGTCGGTGCGAGTCAAAGAGGACTTTACCGGGCGGCAGTATCTCACGCATGGGCGGAACCTCCTCGGGTTTGCGCACGGCCACCGAGCGAAGAAAAAGCTCCCGCAGATCATGGCTCTCGAAGCCTCGCAGCACTGGGCGAAATGCCCGTATCGGGAATGGCACACGGGCCACTTCCACTCGCAGGCTGCGGAGTGGCAGCGACCGATTGAGACGCTCGACGGCGTGATCGTGCGAACGGCCCCGGCTCTTTGCCCGCCCGACGATTGGCACAGCGTCAACGGATTCATCGGCTCTCGTCAGGCGTGCGAGACATTCATCTACGAGCCAGACGGCGGGCTCTGCTCGATGCACGTTGCGTCACCGAGGGCGAAGGCTTGACGCTCTCCGCAGATTATCTCCGAGAGGCAGAGTATCGCGCTCGTCGCTTCTCGGGTGCATACACCGGCACGAGCGGCACGCTCGCCGCAGACGTTCTCAGACTCATCAAGGAAAGGGCAACCATGACCGCAGCGTTTGACCAGTTGGAAGCCGACAAC